GCGGTCTTGAAAACCGCCGAAGGTTAGTAGCCTTCCCGGGGTTCGAATCCCTGGCCCACCGCCATTTCAATAACTTACAAGCGTTTCAATATTTCCAAATTCGGCTGTATATCACCGATAATATACAAATGTATATTATTGTCCGGATTTCTTCCGGCTTAGAACGGTAATTCTTGAAGGTCGTTTGTGTCGTATGTAGGTATCGCTGGTGCGCCTATCGCCATGCTGCAATGACTCCTGAACATCCCCGCCTTGTTCGTCAAGATCCGTTGCATACCTGGCCCGCAAATCATGCTCAGTAAATCGCTCACTTAGATCGGTATCTGCCAATGCTTTATTCATTGCATCCTGCCAGCGATTACGAAAAGCATCCTCCGTCAGCGGCTGGCCCGACCGGTTGCAAACAACGGTAAGGCCCTGGACTCGGTTGCATGCCATCAGTGCATTAATGGCTGCTTTAAGTTCGGAATCCATTTCCACGAAATATCGCTTTCCGGTTTTTGACGCTCGCCCCCATATCCCGTCCGCACGAAGAATGTCCACCTTCATGGCGAGAATGTCGCCCTGGCGAAGCCCGGTCATGAGCTTGAAGTCTACCCAAGCCTGAATGAAAGGGCTTGCGACCGACAAAAACAAATCTATCTCCCAGTGCTCTGGGTTTCGATCACGCGCCTTGACCTTGTGCTTTTCCACACCCCTAACCGGGTTGCGGTCCACAATACCCCACTGCATCGCCTTCCTGAAAATGTGAGAGAGCAGGGCAATTTCATGGTTGGCCTGGGTTTTCGATGACTGGCCCCGGATATCCAGATACTGCTGGCAATGCATCGTGGTTATCTCGACGGGATGCATGTTTCCAAACACGCTGCGCAGGTTCTTCAGTTCTTTCTTGTTGTCACGCTGGGTGCGTGGTGCCTTGGTCGGTATCACCTCCGCCTCATACCGATTGAACAACTTGGACATGGCGGACTCATTGGACAGGTTGCCCATGAGCTTTGCGTATTCTTTAAGAGCCTCCTGCTTGTCGACACCCAACCTGATCCAAGTCTTGCGCTCCGGGACATAGGGCAACAGGTGCTTTGGCGTCTTGAATCGCCAGGCGCCATTTTGCCAGTGGACATACGTCGGCATGTACTTGTCTCTTGTTTTCGGCTTGGGGCTCACGACGCCTTCCTCAGTTTATCGAAATCGGGGCCGGTCCCGCCGGTCGCGCCAACTTCTCCTGACAGCACCCGTTCGACGTGCGCTTTCAGGATAACCAATTCATCAATGCCGTTCTCGAAATAGGTGATCCCTTTCGCATCGAGTATCTGCTTTTGCTGGGTTCGCCGCTTCTTGCCGGTCAGTTTATAGATTTCCTCTTGGCTCAGGAACATTACTCAACACCTCCCAACCGAAGATTGATCTCCTTCAGCTCTTTTTCCAACTCACATTTCCGGCGTAGCAGGTTCGACCGTTGGTGCTCCTCATCGGAGCCGCAGGTAAACGCTGCCGTCTTCCCCTCGATATCGCGACCAGGGCAGTAGTGCGGGCTTGCGGCCCACTTTGAACATCCGCTGCAGTAGAATTCGCTCATACAGCCCCGCTCCCATCCTCAAACAGATCAATCGTATTCGGGCATCTCGGCTTAACCGGCCCATCCTCCCGGCTTAGGAAGGCTGTGCACTTCGGCGCTTCGCCAGGTTCTTGCTGCCATTCCTCCGGATACTCGGGATCATCGACGCCGTGCAACATGACCCGCATGAGAATGTCGCAGTTTTCACCGGTCCTGGCCTCGATGTCGTAATTATCGTGTGCGCAGTTGTGGCACCAGCGAGACTCAAAGATCCCGCCTTCGGTGCCGTTGCTTGGGCGGTATTTCATTGGTGGTCTCCCCGCTTTTCGGTCAGGTAATCCTCATCCAGAAGCTTGATCGCTTCATGGAAATGGGTAGCCCCAACACACTTCCGGTTATGGCGCTTACACATTGGTATCGACTCCGCTCGGTCGTCCTCCGGCATGGCGGCAAATCTTCGTGCGACGATGTTCATGCTTGCCTCGATACTATAGGTGCCCATGTCACAGCATCCGCAGGGCATATCTGGATTACACATTCTCACCCCCACTCAAAAACCGCTTACCCCTCTGGATAATCGCATCCGGATCAAAAGCCCCATCGGTTGCCGCGACAATCTCCGGCTGCTCGCAAAACTCCACCAGTTCGGCGATGATCTTTCGGGACTGATCCAGCTCATCAGTTAACTGCGTATTCATGGCTCGCTCACTCTCCAGAGCCTCTGGATTACTGGCCGCCATATATCGCTTGGCGTTGTTCTCTGCACTGACTCCGTGTCTTTTCGCTGCATCCATGCCCATCTTTGCGGCCTTGGCCTGGCGATCAATGATTGCCTGATGCTTATCCTTCCGAACATACTCCACAGCCTCAGCCGGATCATGGTCATTAGATGGCGCAGGATCGTCGCACCATAGATAGCCCATGACTCCATCAATGTCCTCGCCGGGGATCAGGTAAATTGTCTCGGGTGCTTTATCCATTATTCACCTCCCGCCATTCGATGCGCAGCCCTGTGAAGCCGGTCATTAAACCAGCGCCGGATCACGTAGCTGCTTATAATGCTGATGACGGTGAAATATCCCGCCACCTGGAAATTGGTTGTCAGAGTCGCCTCAATGCCGACCAACGGAAACACCGCGAACTGAGAGACAAGCCCTATGGGGAATCGAATCAGAGCGTTTATCAGGGCCTCGTAGAATGAGCCAAGGCGGGATTGTTTCATGAGGCGCCCCTTTCGATTTCGGTGGCTTGCTGGCGGAGGCGGCTGGCCTCGTTGTGCAAGTCACAACGAATGTCAGTGAAGTCTCTGCCGGGGAAAATGGTGGCGGAGTGTTCAACCGCCTCTGCCTTCTTGCGGAGTAGCCATGCCTTCATTTGTGGCTGCTGGCTTTCCCATTCAATATGAGACACAAGCGCTTCTGTTAGATTATCAAGACGCTTGCCTCTCTCCGCACACCGCGCCTCGGCTTGCTCCAGTTTTTTCTCAAGGCTTGCGACGAGGCCTTCTGTTTCATCGCGGTCGTAGGCAAAAACAAAGCCTTGCTCGGGACTCGCAATCGGCCCAGTGTTGTCGTTGTTATGCCTAAACTGCCGCAGGGCGCTTATCAGTTTGTTTCTAGTTTCGTCACTCACACACCATCCCCCTGCTCAGGCGACTGCGGGCTAATCCACTCCCACTGCACATCGTCGTCCTCATCAACCCATATCTTCATATGGCGATTCGGCAACCTTTTGGCGCACATCACGACAACCTCCATCGTCTCGCCGTGCGGCAGATCCTGCGCACAATAATCGGCAAGCTCGTATGCGCTGTCTTGGCCGGAGTCTTCTCCATTGTCGTAGTCCCACAAAAGGTCCGGCTCAATCTCGTCAGCCTGGGGCGCGGCGGGGGTGGAGCGGGCGGCAGCCATGTCCTCCCAGATATTGCTGACTACCTGCGTGTAGTTGCCGGGAAAGCTCTTGAGGCCACGGATAAGCGCCTGCACGCCTTCATCAAGCATTTTATCTGTGGCAACCTCCGGCACTCCCTGAGACTGGGCCTGTCCCTGCTCGCGGGCTGCTTGCAAAACGTCTTGAGCAAAAGCGATCAACCTGTCCATGCCGTATATTCCAACAGCAGAGTTGTGTTGCGCGTTAATGTGGTTGTTCGCAATTCGCCTAATCGCTGCCCCTGAATTATCACTCATCCCCATCACTCCCCATCTCCATCTCTGCCGCCGCATCCTTATCCGCAGTCGCACGTATCAATTCAGGATCGCTGATCACGATTCCGGTTTTGTCGCAGTCATCCAGGGCTTCCCACTGGCGGCGGAAGTCGTCTTTGTTGTGTGGGTTCATGATTCCACCTTGAAGTGTTCGATGACTTTCTGGAGCCGCTTGATATACCCCTTCAGGCCAGCGCTTCGCTTGCGCTCCGTCTCGTAGAGGTCACGGTACTGGTCGCGACTCCGGCGCATGTGCTTGTAATCACGCTCCAACATCTCTCGGTCAAGGCACATCTTTTCGCAGGCGTCGGCGATCCGAAGCAGGGCGCCCGACTTCAATTGTGCGTCGGTCAGGCCTGCATTTTCGCTCACCCACTGGCGGCGACTGCCTTCTCTAAGGTCCATTCTTGGCTGGTTCATGCTGATGCCTCCTGATCTCGATAGGCTCTTTCTGCCCGGCGCTCGCGCCTTTTCATGGCATCCGGAATCCGCTTAATACGAACGCCATAGCGGTCTGCAATTGTCTGCAACTGATACTTGGGCATATGCCGCTCTTTGGCTTCGTGGTATTCCTTGCGCAGCTTTTGAAGTTCCGCGTTCTGCGCATCGGTCAGCGACTGAATCGGGCGTTGCTCGCCAAGCCATACCGTCACGGTGCTGACGCCGAAGCGGTGAGCCAGCGTTGTCAGGGAGCGGTCACGGAGATAGGCCCGCCAGTATTCCCGTTGCTCAAGTTCGTGGTCGTATTTCATGCCGCCACCTCGATCTTCGAAAGATTTTCCAGCGCCATCTCAAATGGGTCCTTTTCCTCCCAAGGGAACTCATCAGGTGTTGGCGTTCGGGCATGGCGGAACCATTCGCCAACGGTCATCTTCCGGGTCTCTTTCTGGCTGGTACTGGTGTAGCCGTCGAACGGGACGGGGGAGCCTGACGCATCGCTAATCATTGCTCCAGCAGCTTTTGCGTCTAGCATGTCCCATGCCGCGCTCATCATGTCGGCGACAAGGGCAAACTGGCTCATGGTTAGCAGGGCAGTTGATGCCCGCTCCGACGCATTGGCAAGGCGACGGCCTGTTGGTATGTGAGTAACCCCGAAAGCTCCAAACGGATGCATGGTCACAGCCAGGCCGGGGCAAGATTTATGCGTCAGTGCCGGAACTTGCTTTTTGCCAAGCTCGTTGACCACCTCAACCGTGGTTTCTTTGAGTCCGTAATCTTCCTGTTTGTCTTCGCTCATGCCGCCACCCTCCAAGGCTTGGTAAGCCACTGCACTGCTGGACACACATCGCGGGGCAGGGCACCGGTTTCAAAATCGGAAACCTTGCGCTCGCGAGCCTGGCGGGCAATGTCTTTCAGTTCTTCGTCAATGCCGGCTGCCCGAATGGCCTTATTGAGAGTTACATCGCAGCAACCAATCTTCCGGGCCATATCAATCCGGGTTGCGCCGGTTTCCGCCATGGCCTTGAGTCGGCCGATCTGCTCGCCAGACAGCCGGAACCGCCTTGCCTCTTGGTAGTCCTCCGGGAATAGCTGCTCGATCTCATAGAGCGTGCCAAGCCGGCGAGCGGACTTTGTGATCCAGCCGTGCGCCACACCCATCTCCTGCGCCGCCTTGGTCAGGCTCAACCCCTGCGCAGCGCAGGCCCGGAGGTGGCTCATGTGGTCGTCGGTTAGATCTCTGCGGGCTGTCATAATGGCACCTACTTAATCCGAATCGATGACTTTGAGCGCTCCATGTGAGCGCCTTCCACTGCCTCGCCAGCCTTCAGCTTCCGGCTGATCTCCGTCTTGTCCGGCTCAATACTGGTCTTCACACGGACACACTCGTCAGGCAGTTTGTCCTTGTCGTCGATAACCACGTTTTCCCGACCCTTGGCGAGTGTGATCGCGAACAGCGGGCAGCTAATCTTAGTAACGCCAGCCGCTTCCATGTTGTCCCGCAGGTATTCCCGAATGTGGTCGCGGCGATTTGTCAGCACCCTCTTTCGGTCCTGAAGGCGCTTAATCTCTCGATCAATGGCTTCGGCGTCCGAATCCAGGTTCAGGATTGCGTGACTGACGGAAACGGCCTTGTCATTGAACTCGCCTTCAATGCCTTCCAGCGTGTCCCGCAGAGCAAGCGCAAAATCCTCGTCCTCGGTCTCTACTGTGGCGATTTCTTTCAGGCGCCCGGTGATTTCATAAAGCTGGCTCATGCGGTTTCCTCCTTCTGCTCAAGCTCGCCTTCTCGTTTCTCGTAGGCTTTCGCCAGGCGCTTAACAAAAGCGTCTTCGTGGCGGCGTGTGGCGCTGCGAACAAACCCGGCATGAAGCTTTTTCAGCTCGCCCATTGAGGTTNCGGTTTCAAGGTGCTCGACTGACCGCTTCAGCCAGTCCAGCCGCTCCTGTTTCTGGCGCTCAATTTCGGCTTCCTTGTCCTCGGCTTTCTCAACCTCGGTTTCCGCAACACGCTCTTGCAGGTAGTCCAAATCATCGAACATGCCCATATAAACGTCAGCGCTGAACCCGAGGCCGGATAGGGCTTTTTTCATGGCGTCGGTAAAGGACTTCTTCGGCGCTTCCATATCTGTCGTGGTGCCCCACTTAGACCGGTACACGAAAGGTGTGCAGCCGTAGGCCTCGACCTCTCCGCGCTTGCCGTCCTTGATATACCAGAGCTTGATATGGACGGTGTGGCTGATCTCGTTGCCGAGGTGGCGGCCCTCTTTGTCGATGACTCCGCCGCCCTGGTCGTAACGCTCGGTGATTACCTCGGCGCCCCAGCCAATACCGATAGGCCCGAATATTTCGGTGGCCCGCTTTACCATGTGAACGCCGTTAATGCTGGTGATGTTCTGGCCGTTCACGTTGGCCTTTTTCGTAGCGTCCGGGTCGGTTTTATAGACGCTATCCCATAGCTTCATGTTGTCGTCGCTCACGCTGCACACTCCTGTTCATTATTCGCTTTCACGATTTCCTCAAAATCCATCCGCCCCAGCACGTCCTCAACCGCCTTGCGCCGGCACTCTTTCAGAATCCGCACGGCTTCCAGCGGGTCTGCGTCCATGCGGGACAGGGCCAGAACTATCTCGTCGTGGCACAGGTCATACAGCGCCTCTGTCACGTCCTGCTCGCCTGCGTACTGCCACTTAACCGCCCATGGCCGGACTTGCTCGGGGTAGGGCCAGCGCTCAAGATTCAACAGCTTCTCTCTGCAATCCTGCTCGGCCCGCTCAACCGCAATGGCCAGTTCGCCGTCGGTGTCCAGTTGTTTCTGGTATTGATTGGCTGTCATGTTCATGGCTGCTCACCTCTGGCTTTGGCAATAGCTTTTTCGCCCATGCTGCAGATGTAACCAATGCTCTCGTTCTTGCCGTTGTGGCCTCCCTCGCCGACCCATCTGGTCATGATTGAGAGGGCCTCATAAAGCTCTGGCGCTGCAGCTATCAGGTGGGCGTACTGCTCATATGTGCCCGCCCCAGCGCAGTAGACCGTCGCTACGTCTCCAGTCTCCCAGAGGTCTTCTGGAGAACTGATATAGAGGCAAGCCCTTTCAGGATGGGTGTCACTTACCACCCATGGCCCCGGAGTAAATTTCACGTCACTCATTGCAAATCCCCTCAACCAATTCCCGATCCATCCGCTCAAGCGCCAGAGCCAATCTCTTGCTGTGCGCCTTTACGCGGTCCTTGTACTGAGCCACCAGGTACATCGTGACCACCATGCGTCCGTATAAGTGCATGGAGTGATCTGGCAGCTTGCTGAATTCCTCGCGGAACTTTGTGGAGCTGGGTGTGTGGGTCATGCGACCTCCCCTCTGGCTTTTGCGAGCGCGGCCTGTGCTGCGTTTGCCGGAATACCTTTCAGTTCTGCGTAAGTGGCCAGTGTTTCGAGTGCGTTATAAAGATCCGGCGCTGCGGCCACCAACTTTGCAGTGTCGTGATCCTCTTGGCTGTTGCTTCTGTAAACTTGGCCGTTGACCGCCGCGAACACGCACTCGTCATTTGCGTTAGTGACGCAACTGCTCTCAGAGAACCAGGGCAGAAACGGAATATTCAAAGTGCTCACGATGCCGCCTCCAGTTTTTCGAAGTTCTCAAAGGCCATTTCAAATGGGTCTTTTTCTTCCCATGGAAATTCACCGGGGAATGTAAAGCGAACCGCTTGAAACCATTCGCCCACGGTCATCTTTCGAGTCCCCTTATTTGAGGTGCTGGTGTAGCCGTCAAACGGAACTTCCTTTGGGCTGGCATCCTTGATCATCTGCGAAGCCTGCGCCTGATCCATATCTGCCCAAGCCTCGCCCATGAGGTCAGCGACAAGTGCAAACTGACTCATCGTCAGCATGGCGGTTGATGCCCGCTCGCTGGGGCTGCACAGCTTGCAACCGGTTTTGATGTGGGTCACCGCAAATGCCCCAAACGGAAACATCGTCACAGCCAGGCCGGGGCAAGATTTATGCGCAAGAGCAGGAACCTCTATTTCGCCGCCCTCGCGCATAGCCTTGACTCTGATCTCTGCCAAGCCATCGAGATATTCAACGGGTTTCTGTTCACCCTTCATGCCGCACACTCCATTCCCAAAATCGGCAACTCACACTCAGCAATCATCTGCTCAAGTTCGTGCCGGATCAGTCGGGCCTTTGCCTCGACCGCATCGCTGTCAATTTCAAGTGTCGCTGCGTAGATGGTTTTGCCAGATTCGTCTACGGTGATCTCGACACGGCGCTTGTCCCAATCAAAGCCTGCATCCGCCACCGCTGCGTAGCTCTCGGTGATGTGCAGGATCAGGTTGAATAGCTTTTGGAGTTCGGATGGGTGGTTCATGGCTGATCTCCCCCTGTGGTTTCCTTCAGAACGACACCCATGGCGTGTTCAGCTTCCTGTTCTCGGACATTGCTGTGCTGGTAGTCGTTGTGCGCATACTCTTTCCGGCCCAGCCAGCCGCATGAACACGAGGGCTGAATCCAGCTTTCATAGGTGTGCCCGCCTGTCAGGCGCTTGAGCTCGTGTCTCATGCCGCCACTCCCGTATAACGCGCCATCCGCTGCTCATACTCAGCAATGCGCTGGTCGTTGGGTTTCGCTGCAAGTCCGGTGAAAAAAGGCTCGACAGCTTTCTGAGCCAACGGGGATCGCAACGCTTTGCTCTTGAGTCGGGTCTGTGCCCGATGAAACTGTGCGTCCAGAAAAGTTGGGCGTACTACTGAACCGCCCTTAACGCCTTGTGGCTGGCCTCCCTGGCAACGCTCTGAAATGGTGTTCATGATTCACCTCTGGCTTTGGCGAGGGCGGCGCTACGGAGAGTCGGACTCCCGCCTTCGTGAAAATCGAAAGGCATCTGCATGGCAAGCTCTGTAATCAGGCTGTAGTCCTCTTGCATTACTGCCATGAGTGCGCGCCCAAAATCTTCCGCCCACTGCTGATGCTCGCTGTACATCTCCGGCGCTGCGACCATCAGGTGGGCGTTGGCGTCAGCTTCTTCGTTATCTGCGTAGAAGCCGCTGTCATCTCGCCCCATGGCTGACCCGATCAGGCATCCGCCATCCGAACCAATGCCTCTGAAATCTCGCTTTATGATGCGAGGGGACTCTTCTGAGAGCATCCAAGGCCCCGGAGTAAATTTGATATCGCTCATGCCAGCACCCCCGGAATCTCTTTGCGGGCAACGCTCGGATAGGTTGCTGCTTGGCGGCCCTGCGGTAGACGGTTGTAGCGAAGGGTGACCTCTCCCATCACTGCCGGCATCATCAGCGCGGCCAGGAAGACGGCGGCGACATTAACAACCAGCTTGTGGAAGACGGCTTCACGAACCAGCGCCGCCCTGGTGTCAACACCGAACAGGCAGAACAGGATCTTTACGTGAGTCTTGACCGTCTCAGGGCTGCGGTTGATTGCCTTGGCAATCATCTTGTCGCTCAGGCCCATGCAGATCATAAGAAGGACGATGCGTTGCTGCGGGCTCAACTTTTCAGCGTCTTCCCCGAGCTCTATTTTTGTGTTTCTGAATTTCTGGTTCATGGTTTGCTCCTCCAACCTTTAACTCCGAGTTTAAACCCGAGGTAAAAGCTTGGCAAGCCCAAAACCAAAAAAATTTAAACTTTTAGTTTCGTCTTGGATTCTGCCGGGCTAAAAGCGTGACTTGTTATGCAGTTTTAGTTGCCTGAAAGGCTAGCTTTTTGGCGAGCAAGGTTTGCTGGTCAAGCGGTAGCGCTTCGAGCGCCGGGAGGAAGTTGAACACTTGCAGGGGGTTGAGCTTAACAGCCTTGCCGTCATCACCCAGGAATGTGTACAGATCGCTTTGGAGGCAGAGGCTAAGGAAGGTCACGCAAAACTCCTTTTGGCTGTATGAGTATACAGTAATCCATTGTTGTCATTCTGGCAATGCACTGAAATGTGTCATCTGAGATGACAGTATGCTCACGCCTCTACGGACAACGGAAGGGTCAATTGTTAAGTTTTGTAATTTATGAACACTATTTCAGAGTCTGTTGGGCGATTGAAACCATGACGCCACAAATCTCTGGATCGGCGCCGAGGTCAATGGGCCGAAAGTCTGTATTGGGAGGGATTATAGTGTAGGTATCGCGCCTGACAACAACGCCACTTACGAAAGTGCCATTGATATAGGCAACGCTCAGATCATCAGTGCCAGCCTTCTCTCGCGGGTTCACCACGACATACATACCCCTCAGTATGCGATCAGCCAGCGAGTTATCGACAACCTGGATAGCAAAGCAGCCTGGTTGCAGCGATCCGGTTGCGAGGATCTTGGGGAGGTCGGCTATTGAGAGTTGGTCGCTAGAGAAGTCTTTCCACTGCTCCGGGGCAACGATAGGGATGTTGTGTATCTCGACGGTTTGTTGCTCGCCACCCGGGTCAACGCCTTGCACTTCGCGCATAGGCCCTTTACCAGACCTTAGCCACTCAGTACGAACTCGGTAGTAGGCGGCCAGCTCGTCGATCTTCTTTAAGGGGATAACGTCGGCAGTAAACCATTTCCGGACGCCGGCTGCCGACATTCCAAAGTGCCTGCCAAGATCTGAGTACATGCCGTAATAGAACAAACCTGCGGCCCTCGCCGCTTCTTCCAGGCGAGCTGAGAACGCTTGCTTTTGTAAATCCTTCTTATATTCCATGCCGCGAACTCTATACCAGACCGGAAATTAAATCAGGCTTCATCCAGTTAAAATTCTGGTTGCAAAGTTTTAACTGAAAGATTAATCTTCTGATATGACCAGTTTAAAGCAAGTTCAGAAGATTCTCGGTTACGGCTGCTTCAGTGAAATCGGAAGAGCCTGTAAACGTAGCCCGCCCGCCGTCAAAAAGTGGTTTGACGTGGGTGTACTTCCGGAAACGGAAATCATCGAGGTCTTCGGCCAAAGGAAGACTTCTTACGGGTTGGTGATCGAAACGCTGACCGGCGGGCGGGTAACGGATGCCCAGCTGCGCCAGGAAAACTACGAATATCGCCAATCAAGAAAGTCTGCTGCATAGCTCATCCTCCAATACCACCAGTGTACGGAAATATGAGTTGTGCAACTTCCCCCTGATGGGGGAGCGGAGATTGCCCTGGGAGCAGGGCGCATCTGGGAGCCCTCTGGTAAAGGCTGGCCAGCGCCCGGAAAGCCAAAGTACACGGCCTACGGGATGTGATTTGTGGATAGGCGGTTCGACTCCGCCAAATCACGCCAGAGGGTTCCGCAGATGCGAAGGGTTGGGAGATCCCGGCCGGCATCACAGCAACGATGGTTGCGAACTTGTAGTAGTCGTCCTGGGCCATGACGGAAATCTGGCCTGACATTGGGTCCGCGAGCTGGGCTCTAGTTGGTCTCCAAAACCGACAAGTGCGGGGTTCGATTCCCTGGCGGATCGCCAAACAGACACAAAAAAGCCCGGCAGGCTACCAACCAAATACCGGGCTTTCACTCAAAGAGCTGAGGTAATTAAACCATGAACACTTCAGAAATTCAACGACAAGCCCGCATCCTCTGGCTTAAAGCACACATTGAATACCGCCGCATGTGCATGGACTCCGAAGCTGGCGTAACTCGCACCTGGAAGCGTCACGCACGCGCACACACGGCTTTGTGCCGACTCCGTGCCCAGCTGCTGACTGACGACGAAAGGCGTGCCATTGAGCGCCGGGAGGGGTTGGTGTAATGGCAGCTCTACCGTACATGCAATTCTATGTGGCCGAGTACCAGGCCGACACCATGCACCTAACCGCAGAGGAACACGGTGCCTATCTGCTTCTGATCTTCAACTACTGGCAGACCGGCAAGCCTATCCCGGAGAAGAGGCTGCAAAAAATTGCACGGGTGTCTAGCGAGCGTTGGACGGACGTTAAAGAGACGTTGAGCGAGTTCTTCAGGGATAACGGGGATGAATGGGTTCACGATCGTATTGAGGCAGACCTGATTGCAGCAAGAGACTCGCAAGCCCAGAGAGCCGCTGCCGGCAAGGCTTCAGCGGAGGCCAGAAAGGCTGCAAAACGTGATGCTCTAAAGAAGGAAAGCAACGACCGTTCAACGACCGTTGAGCAACCGAAGGACGAAAGGTCAACGAATAAAGAAGAGAACAGAACAGAAGAGAACAGAGAACAAAACAATGGCTCGGCTGACGCCGATCCCGCTGGCGAGCCTTCCCCTTCCAAGAAGTTTACCGATGAAGACTTCGAGAAATTCTGGAAGTTCTGCAGGGAGCATTGGTTTGGCGCTCATGGCCATAAGGCTGACGCCAAGAAAGAGTTCTTCAAGCTCCGTCCTGAGAAAGACGACCTTCACGAAATCCTGAAGCTTACCCGCCAAGAATGCGAGTACCGCCGTCGCGTAGAGGCCGCCGAAGGCTTTTGCGAGAACATGAAACATGTTGGCCGGTGGATCAAGGTTCGTGGTTGGGAGGATGTGCGGGAGCGTATCGAGTCAGGCCCGAGCCTTTCAGTGGTTCAGTCGGGCAGTAAGCGGTCCAAGGTTCGCCGGCAGAAGATTCTTCCCGGAAGCAACCCCATGCTGCTGGACGGCGAGTGGATCGAAGACGGCTACATCTGCCAGGAGATCGCGTCATGAGCCTCCAGGCAGAACAGGAAGTCATAGCGGGCATGGTCATGCATCCGCACCTGGCGAAAGAATGCGATCTAACGCCCGACGAGTTCCAGCACGACGCCTACCAGGAAGTACACAAAGCCATTCAGCACATGGTGGCTAACGGCCAGGAGTTCGACGCACTCACGTTGTGCAGTGAACTGGATCGTGGAAAGCCGAGCGAGCCTTACCGGAAGATTCTGGGTGATCTGCTGGAGCAGTCCGTAGGCAGCAAGCCGATGTTCCGCGAGTACTGCACGATCATCCGCAAGGACTTCCGGCTGAAGCAGGCGTCAGAGATTGCTCAGAATTTGCTGTATTCGATACAGGAAGACCGCGACATATCCGCCACCGATGCCGCAATCAGCCAGCTTATGCAACTTGGCACCGTAGGCCGCAAGTACGAATGGACGATGCGGGAGGCGCTACAGAACGCTGTAAAACTGGTAGAAACCGCCTTCGAAGCTGAGGGTCTGGTGGGTGTGGAGACTGGCCTGGACCCGCTCAACGAGACTACTGGCGGCTGGCACGATACCGACCTGAATATCATCGGTGCTCGGCCATCCATGGGCAAGACCGCCCTGATGCTGAACTTTGCACACGCTGCAGATTGCCCTGCCGGGGTTATCTCATCAGAGCAGGGCAATGAACAGATCGGGCTACGGATGCTTTCGATTCAAGGCAGCTTGGATGCGCAAAAACTGCGCACTGCAAAACTTGACGAGGCGGAGTGGGCGAGGCTTTCAGCGGCTCACCATGCCCTGATCGACCGCCAGATCTACATGAACGATGAGCCTAGTATCAACATCGTTGGACTCTCCCGGCAAGCTCGCGAATGGAAGTACCGCCACGATATCGGCGTCCTGTTCGTGGATTACGTCCAACGGATCAAAGGCAGCACCAAAGGCCAGAGCAAACTGGAGCAGGTTACCGAAGTGGTCACCGCGCTCAAGAGCCTGGCGAAGGAATTGAAAATCCCGGTTGTGGCCCTGGCCCAAGTTGGCCGAAGTGTGGATTCCCGCCCCGATAAGCGCCCGAACATGGGCGACCTGTCTGACGCCTCCGAGATCGAGAAGGAAGCCGACAGCATCATCATGCTGTACCGGGACGACGTCTACAACGAGGACTCTTCCAGCAAAGGAATCGCTGAATTGATCTTTGAGAAGAACCGGCACGGACCTACCGGCACTGTTCGCTGCGCCTTCCTTGGACAGTTTATGCAATTCAAGGAACTGGCCGCGCAGTCATACCAGGAACGCTATGGAGGTGCCGCATGAACACTCAATGCCCAGGCTGCCAACGCAACCTCCCCCTCCATAACGGAATCCACACGGGCGAGGTAGAGATGATTCGGTGTACCGCATTCTCCGCCTTTGATCTTGAGCCAAAGAGCCGGGATTCGTGGTTTGAGGATAGGCCACGGAATGAGGCTTGGTTTAGGTTTGGGGGTGGGGTGTGAAGTGGACCGCTCAAAAGCGCGAATGGCTGCGTGAACTGTACCCCGATAAGCCCAACACGTTCCTCGCTGAGTTCTTTGGCTGCAGCTACAGCGCAATCAAGAATCAGGCCGTGAAGCTTGGGCTGAAGAAGTCTCAGACGTACCTCGACAACAAGCCCGGATGTTTCGCCAAGGGCGCCGAGCCCTGGAACAAAGGCAAGAACTGGCACTCTGGCGGACGATCTCGGGAGACTCAGTTCCGAACTGGCCACAATCCTCATAACTGGCACCCGGTTGGCTATGAGCGCTTAACCAGAGATGGCATCTGGGAGCGGAAGGTCGCGGACACCAAGGTCAAGCGTCAGGACTGGCGTCCGATCCACGTCCTGCAGTGGGAGGCAGACAACGGCCCGGTGCCAAAAGGCCACATCGTTATTTTCAAAGACGGAGATAGAGAGAACTTTGACCCCGACAATCTGGAATGCATCAGCCGTTCCGAGAACATGCGCCGGAACAGCGTACATCGTCTGCCGAAAGAAGTAGCCAGCCTTGTGCAGTTGGTTGGCGCTCTTAATCGTCAAATCAACAAAAGGGCACAGCCATGAAAAACAAGATCGAAGATCTGCGGAATCACCTATTCGAAACCCTGGAGAAGCTGAAAGACGGTGATATGGAGGTTGAGACTGCCAAGGCGGTATCTGGCGTGGCTCAGACCATCATCAACAGCGCCAAGGTGGAGATTGACTATCTGCGCGTCACAGAGCAACGCAGTGGTACTGGCTTCATCCCGGACGAGAGCGGACGAAAGGACGAGCTGCCCGCGCCTATGCGGAGGGTGAAATGAAAACACTCCCCTATGACGTTTCCCGCTGCGCGGCCCGCTATAACGCCAATCCAGACAGCGAGTGGTGCCCTCAACGCGATACCTGTCAGCGCTACCTGGCACTCACTCAATGGGACAAGCAAGCCGGAATGCCTGAATACCAGAGGATTCCTGTTGTGATGGGGCAAAAGGATTGTGGGATCAAGATTGAAGTTTTGGAGGTGGCGGTATGAACACAACATTGCCCAACAATCTCGCAGTAGATCGCAAGAAAGCTAAGCATTTCTTCGTGGAGTCAGGAAAGTTCTTTTCATGCCGCGAGTTACGCGCTGCGGACAGCGAAAACGAAATACGCCGGGACATTGAACGAGACGAACCCTGGCGGTTGCCGGTGACGATTGTGGAGGTGGAGTGATGGGCTGGGGAGATTGCGGAACAGACTCGCAGGGTCGGCCAATAGGCTATGTACATCCTGCCACTTGCGACCATCCAGGCTGCAGCGAGCAGATCGATCGAGGCCTGAGCTATGTCTGCGGAGATATGCACGGAGAGGATGAGGTGTCGTGCGAGAAGTATTTTTGCTCCGCGCATCGCTCTAAAACCGTCCATCACGAGGCATCACGAGGCGAGCTATTAAGTGTCTGCGACCAGTGTGCAGCAGAGCTAATAGAGAGCGGCGAGTGGTTTGAGGATGAACTGGAAGGAGTGATAAGGCCATGCGAAGCCTAAACAAAGACCAAGAGTTCAACCGCGCCATGGACGAGGCCGTCAAAAAGTTCCTGATGGGCCGCGACGCCATGCGGATTAAGCAGATCGCCAAAGAAATGGGAGAAGACCCGTTCGATGTAAGGCGCTCCATGATCCGCCTGGTTGACCGTGGCGAAGTGTTCAAGGTGTATCAGCGGACACCAACGCCGGGGGATTGGGCCTATGAGAAGGCGCATGGGGGTTATTCGCCAGATCCGGAGGTGGCGTGATGAAAAGCCTCAAGGTTGCCGCCGTTGTTTTGGCTATCTGCATCATCACTGTTTTGCTTGGTGCGGTCCTGGATTCGGCGCTTGGTGACACAGGAAAGATGCTCTATGGAGCAGCATGCTTCGTTATTGGCTTTTGGGTAATTCCTTGGGCGACAAGCGAGGACAGGAGGTGGATGCCGTGAATCAGACAAACCGCCACCACTTATCCGTACATGGCGACACTTTGTTCATTAATCGTGAACAGGGCGGGAGGGTGAACGGGTGATTGTTGACTCAGAAATCCGCCTTGCTGAAGCGCACCGAGAGCTAGACGAGCAGTGGCGCGAACATCGCTGGCTGGACCTGGAATTTAAGCGCAGGGCCAAGCAGCGAACCATGACTCAAAACGGGGCAATGCACCTGTTTTTCCAGTGGCTGGCCGAAACGCTGAACGATGCTGGCAAGGATATGCGCCGGACCCTACGCCATGACGTTGATATTCCATGGACGCCTGAAAGCGTCAAGGAACACCTCTGGCGCCCTATCCAGAAAGCAATGACCGAGAAGCACAGCACCACGGAGATAACGACCGTTGAGCCTGCGGCGATTCATGAGGTGCTGTCGCGGCATCTTGGGGAGAGGTTGGGTTTGGTTTGTCCGCCGTGGCCTAAGCGGGATCAGGAGGCAGCATGAAACCAGAAACACACAAAACCGACAAGGCAAACGCGGCTCGCATGGCTGAGAACGCCAACAAGCAGGCCAATTCAACCAACAACGTCAGCTTTGCGGAGTTGATGCGGCAGTTGAGGGGTGTGTGATGGTGGGCTTCAACCCTTTGGCGAGCCGAGCCCCAGATCTCGCTTACGGCTCTGTTCGCGTGTATTCCAGCAACCTAGCAACACAGACCTCCCCAAGAAAGCAGCATAAGAAAACCGCTTCAATGAGTGACTCATATCACAATCGAGTGCAGAAGAAGTGGCTGAAGCGCTATGGCACGAAGCAAGTGCCGGGCGCTTATGAGCTTGCGGGTGGAGTTCTCGTTATGCATCCGGAGCTGGTCGAGTTGCTGAAACGAGAAATTGGGAGGGCAGCATGACCATCGGCCAAACCCGCACAACCACCAAGAAAGAGCAGTCGGCAGAGATAGAGCAGGCTGTCGAGCGCTTCCTGAACAGCGGCGGCAAGACCAAGGAGTTCGAGACTCAGCGCTCAGAGTTCCGGCCAGCGTGGGAGGCTTACGCCAATTCAGCGTTTGAGGATCGGGGCCATGAGGCATAAACGAGACTGGAAACAGGCCGGGATCTGGTTTGCGGCGTTTGTTGTGCTTGTGGTGTATGTGGCTATGGGAGGTGGGGCTTGAAAAAGTGCCGCATCTGCAAGGCCAAGTTTGAGCCCTATAGCAGCTTACAGGTTGCTTGCTCGCCAAAATGCGCCTTATCCATTGCGCAGAAAGGATTGCAGAAAGCTGCAGAAAGGAAGGCCAAGGAAACCCGGCAGTGGGTGAGGGAAGGGCGGAAGAAGCTCAAGAGCCGTGGCGACTGGCTCAAGGATGCCCAGACCGAGTTCAACAAGTTCGTCCGCCTGCGCGACCGACACCAGCCCTGCATAAGTTGCGGCAATTATCCCGATGACGCCGGACTGATTACCGGCTCCCGTATAGACGCCGGTCACTACCGATCAGTCGGAGCCTGCCCTGAACTCAGGTTCGAAGAACTCAACTGCCACGCACAATGCGTTAAATGCAACCAACACCTATCCGGCAACACCGTTGAATATCGAATCCGGCTAATCCAGCGTCTGGGCCATGAAACAGTCGAATGGATTGAAGGCCCACACGAACCCAAGCACTACACCATTGATGACCTTCAGGCCATTGCCAAGCACTACCGTAAGGCCGCCCGAGAATTTGAGCGAGAGAGGAAAGCCGCATGACTGAAACGGCCACGGACAGAGAAACGATTGAGGTTCTGCACCGGTTCCGAAACCAGACCAAAGCTGCCAAGTACCTCGGGATCAGCCGCAATTCCATGAAGAAGCGCATCTGCCGAATCCGCAAGAAGGGGCTGATGTCCGAGACGACAACGCGCACATCCCAGGTTAAGCGGTACGTTATTACGGCGGCACAGAACAACACCCAGGCCCACCCGCAATTCCTTGAAAGCATCCACCAATACTGCGAGCACTTCGGCGCCAAGCTGATGGTGATCCCGGTCAACTACGAAAACATCACCCTGACCAGCAAGAATGGCCGGGAGGAAAAGTGGTGGGCTGCCGGTCTGGTGCCGTACTTCGTCACTGAGCGTCAGACACTGAATGACAATCTGATGTTGATGGCTGACGTGTCAGTGAACGCCACCAACAAGCACCCGTTGTCGGGCTTTGAGACGGTCACCGGTAAGCGCTCTGGCATCTTTGGACACGGGCAGATCGAGATGCAGATGATCCCGACGCCACTTTCAAAGCTGCCCAAAATGCTGCACACCACCGGCTCGGTCACCACGCCGAACTACAGCGATACAAAGGCGGGCCGGATTGCGGAGGATAACCACTGCATCGGCGCCCTGGTTGTGGAGACGGACGGCAGCCGCTTCTGGATACGCCAGATCCGGGCTGATGAGCAAGGCGCTTTCTACGACCTAAACCTGAAGTTCACGCCCTCGGGAATCGAGCAGGCAGAGCCCGCCCTTGGCCTGGTGTGCGGGGATATTCACTGGGATTTCATCTGCCCGCAGGTTAAGGCGGCCACCTTCACGGCCAGCGACTCAATTAAGGCGGTGCTGAAGCCCCGGAAGTTGATTCTGCACGACGTTCTGGACTTCTACAGCGCATCGCACCACCACGAAAAGAACGCCCTCCTGCGATTCCACAAGCACCACAACCAGAAGAACAACGTCCAGAACGAACTGGACCGGCTGGTTGATGGTGTGCGGGAGATCACGCACGAAGAAGATGACGTGGTTTTCGTCGGCAGCAACCACAACGAGCACTTTGGTCAATGGCTGAATCGCTGCAATCCGAACGACGATCCGGAGAACGCTCTGGTCTATCACGAGGTCCGTCTTGAACAGTTAAGGCGGGCGAAAGAATCGCTGGAGTTTCTTGATCCGCTGGAATGGTGGTTTGAAAAGCACCTGACAGATCGCAGATTCCAGTTCATCGACCACGACAGCGGCATGGTGGTTGGCAAGTACGACATATCCAACCACGGCCACATCGGCGCCAACGGCTCCCGGGGATCGGCCAAGCAGTTCACCAAGTTCGGCGGCTATTACATCCTTGGGCACAGCCACACACCGGGCATCTACAAGAACGTGATTCAGGTCGGAACAAGCTCTGTCTTGCGCCTTGAGTACAACGACGGCCCGAGCAGTTGGCTGAACAGTCACGCCATCATCTATCCGAACGGGCTGGCTTCACTGATACATATCATCGATGGGAGGTGGCGGGCATGACCATAACCCTATCCTGGTGGGCTCTCCCAGTCTTCGTGCTGGCCTACGGCCTATTCCTGACTCGCCGCCTCATCATGCGCGACCTGTTCGCCATGGTTGTGGCCGGCTCCTTCTGTGCCGGCATGGGATTGGTGGCGGCGCTTCTGACGGTTTTGGTTTGGGGGATAACGAGATGAATACGGCTGCTATTTGCTGGACATGTGGAGCCATTCTTCCATTTCATACACCTGACTGCACGGCAGGCAAGGCAAGAGCCACGACAAACACGGCAATAACCGGCGTGAAATACGACACCGATAAACCGGCCATGGATTTGATGCCGCCGCTCATGGAAACGGAGGTGGCCAAGGTGCTGACCTTCGGCGCACAGAAATACGATGCCGAGAACTGGCGCCATGTTTCGGACCTCCATGCACGGTATCGCTCGGCGGCAAAGCGTCACATCAACGCTCTCAAGCGTGGCGAGATGTACGACGATGAAAGCGGCCTACACCATGCGGCACACGCTGTCTGCTGCTTGATGTTTCTGGGTGAGATCGATCTTGAGCAGGCGAATATACCCAAATCAGGCAACAACCTACCCAATGCGGGCAGCGCATGATCCAACTGACCGCCATCGTAGACGGCAAACGGGCAACCATGCTGACAGATGCAAGCATAGAAGATGCCTGGAACAGTTGTAGGAGCAGGTTCGGAGCTAGATTCGAAGGCTTCGCGCCAATACCAACAGAGATCAAAGCCCGCAGCAAGTGGGCAGAGTACAGGGCAAAGCAGGTAAGCCGGGAGGAACTGGAGGCCTGGCTGACAGAGCAGGATGACGAGGCAGAGATCAGGGCAATCTTTAACGGCATGCGAGGGTGATATGGCAGAGCAGAATCGGAAGACGACAGAGCAGAAACTGTGGCGCATGGAGGCCGAAAGAGTAGTCAGTTTGTATCTGGATTACGTGTTCGCAGACAGTGACGCCGACGACATAGCCAGAGAGTCCCGGCACATCCTTGGCACCTACTCTGAGCATGGATCACTGCCGAAGGGTTCGGGCTTCGCTGGATTCTGCAAGCTGGGAGGAAAGATTGACCGGATGCGATACCGCGACGTAACCAGGCCAATGATCCAGGCTAAAGAGGCCATGGAGAAGGTTGGAGATGACGACCAGATAAACGCCTTATGTGTTGACCGCATGTACCGTGACCGGACGCGGGCAGTGGCAACCGATCCGCTCAACGGCAAGACCAGGGAAATCACCTACCGAACCAAGGATTGCGCCCGCAAGCTGAACATCTCGGAGGACGTTTATCGCAAGCGCGTAAGCCGGGGCTATCAGGCCCTTGAGAGCGTCCTACAATCACGCAAACAGGCTGCTTGACAATCAGTCACAAAAGGGTAGACTCAGAAATAGTATTCAAGACTTTCCCCAAAAGCCGCCCGGTTCCGCCGTCGCGGCTTTTTTGTTGCCTGATTGAAAATTCCCTGGCCGGGTTCGCCTGACCAGATGCCTCGCCAAGTGCGGGGCTTTTTTATTTCTGGAGGTCGCCATGCCAAACGTCATCCTTGAGCGTTTCGCATACTCACCCGATGGCACCTTTGGCCGCCTCTCTTTGCCCAACGGAAAGTCATTCTTCACCGTTGAGCGCCCCTGGTTATCGAACAAGCCCTATGAGAGCTGCATTCCTGACGGCATTTACGTGATGGAAAAGCGCCGCTCTCCGGTTGTTGAGCGCACATCTGGCGGCGATTACCTGGAAGGATGGGAAATCACCCACGTTCCCGGTCGCACCTACATCATGATTCACCCCGGCAACTGGCCTGAGAACTTCCAAGGCTGCATTGGCGTGGGCCTGAACTATCAGATCATTGATGAGCGCAACGCCGTCTCACAGTCCCGGATCGCCTTCTCTCAGGTCATGGCTGCACTGGATGGTCGCGACACATGGCGCCTTGAAATTCGCCCGTTCTTGATGGAATACCCATGAGCTTCCTCGGCAAACTATTCGGCAGCACGGCGGCCCAGCCCATTGAGGCAATCGGCAACGTCTTCGACAAGCTGTTTACCAGCGACGAAGAAAAAGCTCAGGCCAAGGCTGTCTTTGAGAAGATTTCCCAACAACCTCACATCCTGCAGGCTGAAATCAACAAGGTTGAAGCTCAGCACCGCAGCATATTTGTGGCCGGCTGGCGCCCATTCATTGGCTGGGTGTGTGGATCAGCGCTTGCTTATTCGTTCATCCTGCGCGACTTGATTGCATGGGGCATGAGCATTTCCAATCCCGGCATTGCTCCGCCGCCTGAGCTGGCCATGGAGCACCTTGTGTCGATCCTGCTGGCCCTTCTTGGCCTCGGCGGCATGCGCACCTTTGAAAAGCTCAAAGGAAAGGCGAAATGAGCTTAAAGGACATCGCGGGACAGCTGGCCAGCAACGCGCACATCAAGATCGAATCCGCCCCTCAAGGCATCTCGTACGCAACAAACGGCTTCGTCTTCGCCTGGGGCGCCATGACCTTCAATCAGATCATGATGCTGATAGGCACGGTGTTCGCCGTTCTCACGTACTTCACAAGCCTGTATTTCCAGCGCAAGCGCGACCAGAGAGAGCAACGGCTGCTTGAGCACCGGATACAGGCCGAGATGAACGCCGCCGAGCGCAACACCGACAAAACCGAACTGCGCAACTGGTCAGCGGAATCGTCGCCTGATGCCGATAGCGGCCAGGCCGAGAAATAGCAGGGGCAGGGTGGCTGGCTCCATCACTGAATAGGGTTGACCAATCTGAAAGTCCAGGTCGAGGTAGGATCTTTGAGAGCCAGGCGGAAGGCTTGCAAGCGGAACGATGAGTGAGCCCCAAAACTCGCCATTTTCGTGATTGTGAAGGTTGCTGGCAAAGTCGCGATCTCCTTCGGGCGCCCTGATTAGAAATAAGGGGCTGAACACGATTCCTGATGCGGGGTCCGCTATATCGTGGGCCTCCACAACGTGGCCAAAATAATAGTATTCGTTGGACGTTAGCGGGTTCGTTCCTGCGAAAAGGGCGTCAAAATAAGGTGACGTGAATCTAGCCCGGACCAAAGCGTTCAGCTCAGTATCCGCAACGAAATACCCCGCGCCATCAATGCTGGTTTCGGGATTGGACGCTCTAAAGGTCATGTCATACCGCAAAAGCGAGGCGTGGCTACTGGCTGAAGCGCTGAGCAATAGCAGCAGAAGAAATTTTTGTAGATAAGTCATATGCACCTCCGTGTATTGGTGATTCCCAAAAGCACGATTTATGCCCACTCAATGCAAACAGTTAGTTACAGGTCGAGCTGAAGCTCGTGTGTAACGAAAGCTGACGCTTTGAATTGATATTGAGAGTTTCTGGAGCCCGCCGATGACCATCGCCATCCCAGACAACAGAGTCTTGATCCTTGTGGCCAAGGATGGGGGTGGGTTTCAGTCTGAGGGGCTGGATAGTGGGTCTTCGGGTGGCGATTCGGGTGGCACCAGTGCGCTTGCATGGTCGGCTGAAGACGGCCTGGGTGATCAGAACGAGATCGTTTTAACGACTGATACTTATACGTTCTCTGCCCCGTCAAAGTCGGCCTGGCTGGGGTTTGGCGAAGGCTGGTTGTACAGCCAATCTGATGATACGCCAATGGCTCAGTCCATCAGCGTTAATGGCGAAACTATCACTTATGAATATGGCGTCGGCAGTGAGAATCGATTTGTCAAAACGGTTGACGGGATCAAGGTCCTCGAATCAACCCTGATCCCATCACTTGGAACGGGCTACAACGCTGGGTTTATCAACTGGGATAATGGCGCGGCTATCCCCGCTGGAGACGCCATCTTTATGTTTGCGCGAGTCAGATGCACTGACGGATCGGTTAACAATGCATCTTTCCAGTGGAAACAAGAGCGGATACGTGCCTACGTGAACCTAAGCGGGGCCAGCCACAACTCGGCTTATGTTGCCGAAACGACCCCGTCTGGGTCGGGCTCTCGGATTGTGGAGTACGAGGGAAACGATGGGGCCGCGTCGTCCCTGTACACCAGCGTACCTAAACACGGCGACGGTTGGTTTAACCACGGGTGGCTGTGGAAAATAAATACGCCGGATCAGTCCGACGGCTTGATGGTGAAGTTAACACAGAATGACGGCAGCACAGGACTTACTGTGGACGACGACCCCGACAACTCCAGCGGTGACAGCGGGCGGGATACAATTCGCAGCTCGGAGTCGGAGCGCCCTCGGTTTGCATCCATTCAGGATTACATTGGAAACAATGGCGACAACACCACAAATATTCTTCTTCAGAGAACCGACCAATACTGGCAACTTAACGGAACGCATTTCTTTTTGTCCGACAACTCTAACCCTGCCTCTGCCGGCCTGTTCTGGCCATTAAGAGTGATTTCTGTGAGCGGGACCCAAACAGCAACGCTGAAGCTCTGGAAAGGCACGTTCGCCGATTATTCAGGAAAGGCCATTCTGGTGTATGACGAAGATATGAGCTTTATTGCGGGGGTCGATCTCTAATGGCATCGATTCTTGGCAAGCTAGGAATACAGGAGGGCGATTCCTACACAGCCGCTGCTGGAAGCAATAGGGCGGTTGTTGTTGCCGGCACGGGTGAATCCGCATTCTCAAGCCGTGAAATTGTCGGCATAACCTTTGGTGGTGTTGCAATGACTCGGGCAGCCTATACGGGCGACACCGAGACGGCCAAAGGCGGGGTTTACTACATACTGGAGTCGCAAATACCCGCAGGCTCAAGTGTTATAGCGGTTGATTGGGACGGGCAGGTCCACGATGCATTTACCGGGGCTGTCTACACTCTTGGCGGAATTGATCAGGCTACTCCCGTCAATAACTTCAATTCCGCTGTTGGCGTGAGCCTGTTCGACCTCGATATAACGTTTAACGGCGTTGATGGTGGCGTTCTAGTTGCTGGCGCAGGCTCCAACTCGCCGGCTGATACGCTGAACCAGTCGTCCACTATATCTGCCACAACAACGACAGTAACGGTTGACCACGCGCAAACTACAGCAGGGCATGAAGGCTCGGCGATTTCTGGCGTGTTGAGCGCGGCAGGATCGGAGACGCTTGGGCTGAGATATTCCAGCGAGACGGACCCCGTTGGGGCGCTGGCTGTATTTAACCCTTCAGGCGCAGGCCCCTCCGGCCCCTCCCTAGACACAGTCCCTTCGACAGCCTACCCCGGCCAGTCTCGCACGGTTTTGGGCTCTGGCTTCGGTGCAACTCAGGGAACAGGTGGGCTGACAATCGGCGGTGTATCCCAGACGATCACCGGTTGGTCAGATACCAGCATTACGTTCACCACGGTCTTGGGCGCAAACAGCTACGGCACCGGAAAGGTCGTTGAGCTGACCACCGATGCAGGTGGCACAGATACTGGAGCGATTGAGCTTGTTGCGGATACGGCGGGCGGCTTTGGCGTGGTCACCATGTCCAGCCCGAACACTACGGACGAGTCAAGCGTTGCCTTTGGCGCAACCCCGACCGTGGTAACCGGTGACCAGTTTGAATGGGAAGACTTCAACGCCCTGGGTAATCTCGTTATTGACGCAGAGGGCTTTGTGTCCAGCGTTGATACAGAAGGCGCTTTCCGTGGCCGGTTCTGGGATGCCTCAGACGGCACATGGGGCAGCGTTAATACGTTCACCGCGAGTGCAACTGACGAAACCGCCCCCACCATCTCAAGCGCCGCTGTGCCCACGGCAGGCAATAACATCGCCGTACAGATGTCCGAATCCATGCAGGTTGGCGCAGGCGGATCTGGCGGCTGGACCATCAGCCTTGCAGGCGTCTCTGTCAGTTCTGCGTCGGTAGACGGCACAGACGACACGATTGTTAACCTGACGCCATCGCGCACCCTGACCGACGAAGACACGCTGACCATTGGCTATACGCAGCCCGGAGACGGCTTTCAGGATCAGGCGGCCACGCCAAACGATCTGGCAACGCTCAGCGGGCAGGTAGTAACGAACAACAGCACCCAGCAGCCGCCCGATGTGACGGGGCCGGTTACCCAGAGCGTGGGTGTGCCAACTGCTGGCACTTACGCCATTGGCGATGACCTGAACTTTACCGTCAACTGGGACGAAGCCGTTACGGTCACCGGTACTCCGGCGCTGAATCTGGATATTGGCGGATCTTCCCGCCAAGCCAACTACGCATCTGGCTCTGGCACAGCGGCCCTGGTGTTCACGTACACCGTCCAGGAAGGCGACGAGGATACGGACGGCATTGCCGTATCAAGCCTCACCCTGGATGGCGGAACGCTGCAGGATAGCTCAGGCAACAATGCCACCCTCACGCTTAACAGTGTGGGCGACACTTCTGGCGTTCTGGTCGATGGCATCAGGCCGGTTATCTCAATCAACGCCCTGACCACCACAGACACCACTCCGCTCCTTACGGGCAGTGCAGGGGATGCGGTAAGCCTCACCCTGGTCGTCAACAGCGTTACCTACAACCCCACTCCTTCCGGTGGCACATGGAGCCAGCAGCTTCCAGAACTGGCCCTCGACACCTACCCAGTGACCCTGAACGGGGAGGATGCGAACGGGAATGCGGCGGTTGAGGCTCAGGCGGTGCTGGCTATCGTTGATGAGATCGTTACTGCTGGGAATGGTTTGTTCAGGCCGCTGTTCAGAGCGAACGCAAAATCTACTTTCAAAAATCTATTCAGGTGATCCCCCATGGCAACAACACTATCCCCGGATACAACAGACCTGATGTTTCAGGAAAACGCGAATGCAAGGCAGCGCTACCGTCATGCTGAAACTATCAACGCGCAAACCGGAGAGTGGGTCATTCTTCCTGCTGGAGTTGAAGAGATCATGGTGAGCGTTGCGCCCGCTTCCGGGACGGCAAGGGTCGAGTATACCCAAGGAACAGTTGCTGACGCTGAGGCCGGCACGGCTACCCAGAGAGCATGGGATGCTGGCGATGTATCAGTATATACCGCCAGCGTGATGTCAAACACGGTGACTGCAATTCGCTGTGTGGCTTCTGCCAGCTGTGCCTTCGTGGTCACGGCGTGAACCAAAACGGTGCAAAATAACGGGGCCCCTGGAGGTCTGGCCAGCCCGCGGGGCCGGAGCAACCACGCGGTTTTCGTGAAATTTTTGGCCTTGTATAGCGCCTCACCAGTTGCCAGTTATAACCATTTAATTATCAAACAGTTAAAACTGTTCGCTCTGGTTATTAAAACAGCGAGTGATTGAACCGTGACCGGAGAAGTCAACAGCATTGCAGATGCTTACAACTGGTCCATCAGCCAGCTTGCCCGGGCCTTCGGCATGGATCGCAAAACCATCGCCCGGAGAATTGAGGATGCCGGCATTAGCCCGACAGGAAAGAAGGGCGGCTACCCGACCTACGCACTGAAGGATGCGGCCCCGGCGATTTACGCAGACCAGGTGTTCTTCGATCCGGATGACGACCCCTCAAAGCTTCCGCCATCAGAGCGAAAGTCCTGGTATCAGTCGGAGAACGAGAGGGTAAAGCTTGAAGTTCAACTCAGGCAGTTGATACCGGCTGACGAAGTACACCTGGAGATGAGCAAACTGGCCAAAGCGGTAACCACCACTCTGGATAGTTTGCCGGACATACTTGAAAGGGATTGCGACCTGGACCCGGAGAGAATTGAGCGAGTCCAGAGCAGTGTTGACGGCCTGCGAGAAAAGCTTTACCTCCTTGTGATCGAAGAGGAAAACGACGAATGACTTCCCTTGCATCTGCAGCCCAGATCAAGCGAGAGGTCGCCAGGCTGATGAAGCCGCCGCGCAGGATCAAAGTCAGTGACGCGGTTGCCGAGAACATGATGGTCGTGGATGGCGGCGGGAAAATAGACCGCTTCCGCAAAGACCTAACCCCGTACATGAACCGCCCGATGGACTGCCTCTCCAGCAGGATGTATGACGCGGTGGTGTTCGTAGGCCCGGCCCGATCTGGCAAGACTAACTGCCTTCTGGATGGGTGGGTTGCTTACGTGGTCAGCTGCGACCCGGGCGACATGCTGATTGTTCAGATCAGCGAGGAAAAGGCGAGGGAGTACAGCAAGAAGCGGATTGACCGCATGCTGCGGAACTCTCCAAGGCTGGCCCCGATGATGAGTCCGCACGGGCACGACAACAACGTGCATGACAAGACATTCAGGGCCGGCAACTATCTCGGTATCAAGTGGCCAACAGTAAACGTCCTATCCAGTTCCGATTACCGGTTCGTGGCCCTGACGGATTACGACCGGCTGGAAGAGGATCTGAACGGCGAAGGCGATCCATTCAGCTTGGCGTCAAAACGAACGCAGACTTTTATGTCTTCTGGCATGACCCTGGTTGAGACTTCCCCGGGCTGGGAGATAACCGATCCGGACTATAAGCCGGACCAAAAATACCCGCACATGGCGCCTCCTACCAAGGGGGCGCTTTCACTTTACAACCTTGGAACTCGGGAGCGTCTTTACTGGCAGTGCGACAGTTGCGCAGAGTGGTATCAGCCGATCATGGAACACTTCAACATGGAGGCGGCCAAGCCATTTTGCCCCCATTGCGGGACGCTCGTTGACTCTTCCAGAAAGCGGGCACTTAACGCAAAAGGTGAGTGGGTGCCGGAAGGCTGCCAGTTGACGCCGACCGGCGAACTTGTCGGCACACCAAGGGAAAGCCGGATTGCTTCGTTCTGGATGGAGGGCCCTGCAGCAACATTTCAGACATGGGCGAGCTTGGCGCAGATGCTCCGGCAAGCCGAAGAGATCTTTGAGCAGACCGGCTCTCAGGAAACCTTGAAATCGAAAATCAATACCGACTGGGGGCGACCTTACCAGTACCGCAAAGCTGAGAACGTCCGAAGCCTTGAGGTTATCCAGCAGCGCTCCGAGAGTCTTGGTGACCGGGTTGTTCCTGAAGGGGTCCGGTCCCTGTTTGCTGCGGTGGATGTTCAGGCCGGAAAGCGCAGGCGATTCGTCATACAGGTTGTTGGCTACGGAGAACACGGCGAACGCTGGCTGGTAGACCGATTCTCCCTGCGCAAGGCGGCCCGCACTAACGAAGACGGTGAAAAGGTACGGATCGATCCAGCCGGCCACCCAGAAGACTGGGAGTTGCTGACCACCTTCGTAATCTCCAGAAAGTATCCACTGGCGGACGAAAGCGGCAGAGAAATGCCGGTTCTGATGACGGCCATCGATACCGGTGGTGAGTCCGGCGTTACCGAAAATGCCTACCAGTTTTACCGGAAGCTTAAACGCCAGGGGCTGCACCGGAAGACAATGCTGATCAAGGGCGGCAGCACGATCAACGCGCCACGGATGCGTGAGACGTTCCCGGACAGCACGGGCCGAAAAGATCGGCACGCCAGCAGCAAGGGCGATATTCCGCTGTACGTGCTCAATACCAATCTGATCAAAGACACCATTTCAAACCGACTTGAAAGGGAAGAGCCCGGCCCCGGGTATATCCATTTCCCGGAATGGCTTGGCGAATGGTTCTACGCCGAATTGACTTACGAGCAACGTGATCAGCGAGGCCGATGGGAGAAGCCGGGCAAGGGTGACAACGAAGCCTTCGACCTGTTCGGATACATCGATTGCGCCGCCACCAAGAAAGGCTATGACAAGATTAACTGGCAATCACCGCCGCCATGGGCCAGGCCATGGGATAGCAATAGCGAGATCCAGGCGGGCGGTGAACAGTCCGTCTCGAAATCCACAGTGCCCCCGGCTAAACGCCAGCGCCGGCGCTCCAGAATCAGGTTCCAATCCTAATGGCATTTACTCAAGACGATCTTGATGTGATCAATGACGCGATTGCGACCGGTGAACTGGAAGTGCAGTTCGCTGATGGCAAGCGTGTTCGCTACCGCTCCATTGAGCAGTTGATGAAGTCCAAGCAGCACATTGAAAACGAGATTTTGAAGGATTCCGGAAAGCCGCCTCGGCGCGGCGTTCGGGTAAACGTTTGCAAAGGGGTCTGATATGCCGGGCAAGTTCCGTCAAGCTGCCAACTGGATTGCAAGTCAGTTCAAGAACCAGGCATACGAGGGTGCAACCAATGGTCGCCGGGCTACTGGCTGGAACGCTCCGGCTACAGGCCCGAACCGTGCGCTGAACGGCTCACTGAACACGCTTCGCAATCGCTCTCTTCAGGGCGTCAGGAATAATCCATGGCTTGAGCGAGCCATCAGCCGGAACGTGGTCAACGAGGTTGGCACCGGTATTACGCCGATTTTTGAATCCAGCGACGGCAGCTTCAACGAATCAATGTCCGGCCTCTGGCTGCCCTGGACTGGACAGGCTTCCCCGGACGGTACCCTGGACTTCTATGGCCAGCTATCACAGGCCGTCCGTTGTCGCCGGACAGAGGGTGAGGTGTTTATAAGGCTGAGATCGCGCCCGGCGTCTTTCGGCCTGACGGTGCCCGTTCAGTTACAGGTAATCGAGCCGCACCACGTCCCGGAAACAGAAAACCGCGTTCGCCGCAACGGCAACAAGATCATCGCCGGGATTGAGTTCAATAAGCGAGGCCAGCGTGTAGCGGTTTGGATGTATCCAGAGCACCCGCAGGACTCCAACGGCTCTTCATTTTCGACCGCAAAACTGCTACGCATCCCGGCCAGCCAGATCATCCATCACTACCTTCCCCTGCGACCGGGGCAGGTGAGGGGCGAGCCGGATATTGTCCAGGCGCTTCTCCGCGCAAAGACCTATGACAGCTACGAAGATAGCGAGTTGGTCCGCAAAGAAACGAGGGCTCCGTTCACGGGTTGGTTGCAAAAGGAATATCAAGGTGATGCGGACTGGAAGTACGACCCGATTACTGGCGAGCCAATGGCGGAAGACGAGCCACTTCCTGAAATCAGCGCTCAGCCGGGAACGATACTGACCGGCGCAGCCGGCGAGAAGCTCAATCTTTTCGATGGCGACAACACCGGCTCTGGTTACACCGACTTTCAGGAACAGCAGAAGCTCGCAATCGCCGCCGGCGCAAAGTCGCTCTATGAACTGGTCACGGGCGACTGGTCGAAGATCAATGACCGCACCTATCGAGCTATGATTACCGAATACCGCCGCGAGATCGAGATGGCGCAGGATCACTTGACCATCCATCAGATATGCGAGCGCGTCGGTTTCTGGTTCACAAACGCAGCGGTTCTTACCGGAAAGGTTCAGGCCCCAGGCTACGCCGACCGTTACGACGACTACAACAGGCGAGACTGGCGCACCCAGCGCTGGCCGCACATCCATCCAACACAAGACGCACAGGCCGCAGTGCTCGAGCTCAACAACGACCTCGAAAGCCTCGACGCTCTGGTAGCCAAGCGCGGTTACCGGGCCGTTGATGTTCAGCAGGCCAACGTCAACGCCAAAAAACGCAAAGCCGAAATGCTCCGGAAAGCGGAGCTCACCGAAGAGGAATAAACCATGAAGTGGTTCACCGCACAGGCTTCCGGAGACCGGACGGCCAAGCTGAGTATTGACCGCGCGATTGGTTCGGACTGGGCTCCGGACTGGATTGCAGACTTTACCGGCGAGAAGCCGGCCCGCGAATTCATCGAGGCGGTAGACGCTCTGGGCGAACTCGACCGAATCGACCTGGAGATTAACAGCCCGGGCGGTGACGTTGCATCCGGCGTTCGGATCATGAACTACCTGATCGACCACCAGGCAGAGGTGCACGTCAAGGTGACCGGCATGGCGGCCAGCATCGCTACGGTGATCATGCTGGCCGGCGATACCCGCACTATGGGTGTCGGTACAAGCATCATGACGCACCGCGCATCGACGCTGATGATTGGCTTCTACAACAAAAAGGAGCTCGAGCAACACGCCTCCGGCATCGCTGCCATTGATGATGCCATTGTATCGGCCTACGTGGCCCGCACTGGAAAAAGCGCCGAGGAAGTGAACGCCCTGCTGGATAAGGGCGACCACTACATGGGTGCCGATGAAGCCATTGAATGGGGCTTCGCCACCGACAAGGACGCGAAGCTGAAGGCAGTTGCCAGCGCAGACCCGGCCACGTACCAAATGCAGATCAAGATGCAGGGCGAGATCCGGTCTGCCCAGGCAGAAGCTTCTGCGGCCACCGCTCAACTCGAAATCAAGAACAAAGCAATCGAGGATCTGACTGCTGAACTGGAGGCCTTCAAGAATCCGACTGCCGCCACTGCCGACGAGATCATTGCCAAGTGCGAGGAAGCAGGCCTGGAGTCCATGGCTGTCGCAATGGCAAAAGAAAAGCTCCCCATGGCCACCGTTGAATCTCGCCTCAAGATGGCCGCCGAAGTTAAGGACATTGCCAAGGCCTCCGGAATTGACGAGGCGGTAATGCTCAAGAATCTTAGCAATCCAACCCAGATGATCCGCGATGCAATTGCCGAAGCCAAAGCGCTTGGCGATCAGGATCTGGATCATCACCACCAGCCCGGCCCGGGCAATCAGAAACAGCCTGACGCAAGAAAGGCTTATTCCCAGCTCAATAACCACGACGCGTAACCCTGGAGATTAACCATGAAAACTGAAACTACCCGTGCCGGTGAATTTCTGGTCTCAGAAGCTAACGGCAAGTTGTCCCGCGAAGCCATCACTGTAACCGGCGGCCCATACCTGCCTGGCCAGGTGCTGGGGAAAATCACCGCTTCTGGCAAGTACACCGCTTACGCATCGGGCGCCTCTAATGGCACAGAGACAGCCGCCGCCATCCTCTGGGACGCTGCGGACGGATCGTCTGCGGATGTAACTGCCGTTGGCATTGTTCGTCTCGCGGAGGTTGATGAGGCGCTGCTCACTGGTGAAGACGCAGATGCTCTCACCGACCTTTCCGCTTCATTCGTCATTGCACGCTAATCAGCTATCCGCTGAACCGACACTGAGATCAGGAGAAACACAATGGCTACACTGGACATTTTTAACGACGACGCATTCAGCCTTTCGAGCCTGACTGCGGCCATCAACGAAACCCCGTATGTACCGGGGCGCCTTGGCGCTCTGGGCCTGTTCAACAATGAGGGTATCAATACCACTCACCTGAGCATCGAGAAGGACGGCGCAACCCTGGCACTGGTGCCTGCCGCTGACCGTGGCGCGCCCGGTTTGCAGGTTGGCAAGGATAAGCGCACGCTGATTCCTTTCAACACACTGCACCTTCCGCAAGAATCCACGGTGATGGCTGACGAGATCCAAGGGCTTCGTGCTTTTGGCTCGGAGTCAGAAGTGGAAGCGGTCGCAAACTACGTGGCTCAGCGTCAGGCTAAGCATCGCCGGCAGCTGGACGCCACGATGGAGCACCTGAAAATCGGTGCTGTGAAGGGCATCATCATGGATGCGGACGGCACCACTCCGCTAGTGAACACCTTTACCGCATTTGGCATCTCCCAGACTACGCATGACCTGGTGCTCGGGACTGCAGGAACAAAGGTCAGGACTAAGTGCCTGGAGATTCTGGATAAGATCGAGGACCAGCTAGGCGGCGTTTCATTTACTGGCGCTCGCGGGGTTCTTGGTCGCACCAAGTTTAAGCAGTTCGTTGGCCACCCGAATGTAAAAGAAGCGTACGAGCGCTGGATGGACGGCGCGGCCCTGCGCGATGACGTGCGCGGCGGCTTTGAATTTGGCGGCATCGTATGGGAGCAGTACAGGGGGCAGGTTGGAAGCACAAAGTTTGTTCCTGATGACGAAGGCTATGTCTTCCCTGAAGGTGTGACCGACCTGTTCATCGGGCGTTTTGCCCCTGCCAACTACATGGAAACCGTTGGCACCAACGGTCTGCCGTACTACACCAAAGCTGAGCCGCTGCCGATGAACAAGGGGATGAACCTGGAATCTCAATCCAACCCGATGTTCCTCTGCACCCGCCCGAACGCGGTGGTTAAGGTGTAACAGCCTGCAAACCCAAGCGGCCCCAGCCCGGGGCCGTTTCAGTTTGTGGAGATTGGTCTATGAGCGACAAGACTTTCAAGCGATCCGCGAAACGGATACTGGCCCGACTGGGTGAGCCCTGCACGCTGACGCAATACAACGGCGGCGCTGTGATTCCAGATTGCCTGGTCCACATTTCCCGCGATGTGGAAGTGGTTTCCCCGGGCAACTCGGAAACCACGGAATTGCGAAATGAGGCAGAGATGCTGGTTGAGCAAGTCGGTGATTTGAAAAAGCGTGATGTGATCGAAACCAGCACCGAGCAATGGACGGTAGCAAAGAAGATTGCCAATGACGGTTACACCATCCGCGTAATAGTGAGTGACTGATGGCTCAGAGCTACGCCCGAATTGACCCCAAAGGACTGAATGATGTCCTGAATCTGCTCAGGGCATATCGTGCTGGCGGGAGTAAGGCTCTGCAAAGATCTGTTAACCATGGCGCAAAGCAGGGTCGGAAGATTTCCGTTGATGCCATGTCCAAGAAGTCAGCGCTCAAGAAAAAGGATCTCCGTGCAGCGACCAGCCTATATTTCGCGAGCTTGAGGACGTTGTCCGCAAAGCTGGTTATCAAAGGCGGCTCTGTTTCCCTAATGAGGTATGGCGCCAGGCAGACCAAGAAGGGCGTGACATTCAGGTTATGGAAAGACGGTAAGCGCGAGAAGTACCGGCACGCATTTATTACGAGGTTGCCTGGCTCACCCTCTGAAGATGTTTATGAGCGGAACATATCTGACCCCAATTATGACGGTCGCACGCCCCTGCGAACCAAGAGAGGCCCCGCCGTTCCGAACATCTATGACAAGACGCCAGGGCTTGCAGGAAAGGCAGAAAATGAGGCTGGTGAAGAGATGTTAAAAGAGCTCGCTCGACAGATTGATCTACTGAATAGAGGCCTTTAATGGACACGATCCGCGAGAAAGTTGTTCAAGCGATTTCCGCGAGAGCCGACACCATCATTTCGGGAACACCGGTTATCCGAAGTGAACAGTACGAAGATGAGCCTGTTTTTGTTTGCGTGTGGGACCTTGATCAAGAAAGCGAGAAAACAAATTACGGAACCCAGAAGAACACGCTGCAGGTCGTTATTGAGTACCTTACTGGCAGTGCAGAAAAGCCATATTCCAGCTCGGCGAACTCGATGTACGGAGAGGTTATCTCTGCAATTATCAACGACACGATCAGTGGTAACCCTGAGCCAACGCTTGGCGGGCTTGCGACAAGCATTCGAGAAACCTCGTCATTGTCGCTCACCCCTGAGGCTGGGCTAAAAATCACGGGTTGTTCAGTGACGTTTGAAGTCATTTACGAAACACAGAACGGCGACCCATACACCCAATAAACCATCAAATGATCACAGCTAGGCCCGCCATCGTGCGGGCTTTTTTGTGCCCTGAATATTCGTAAACCGCCCGAAATGGGCATCAGCACCCCGGAGAGAAAACCATGGCAAACGCTGAAAATGCAAAGATCCAGTACGAGGGCGGTCAGAACCAGCAAGCTTTGAGTGCGCTGGGCGATTCTGGCGACGCAACCACTTTTGAATCGGGCGCAGCCCTTTGGTCGCGCCGCACCGGTTTTGAACCGGTCATTCGACCTGACGGCCTGATCACTGGCGGCACCATCACCCCGGCAGCATCTGGCGACGACAATGTCGTAGACGTGTCAGCCGGAACGGCTTACGTGGGCGGGCAGCTTGTAGCTTTCTCGGCTGCAACGGACGTAACCTGTTCTCGCGCCGTCACCAGCAACACGCACATCGTTCACTCGATCACTGTGGACGGTTCTGGGACAATCGCCGCAGCAGCCGGCACTGGGTCAACATCATTCAGCGAGACTCGCGCCGCTGCTGGCGGACCTGCGTTGATTGCGGTAACCAAGATCGAAATTGGCCAAGTGCGTCTTGCTGGCACGGCGGCGGCCCCTGTCACTGCCGCTGATATCAAGCAGGTCGTGGGCGTTCACCAGGAGCGGTATGACTTCCCGATCTGGGAGGTGGATTACCGGAATGGCAACGTGGTGTTCAACTCAGCTCTGCCGCTGATTCACACCGCCACGGTGCCAAAGAAAGTCTTTGCCTCCTACGCCGAGCCGATCTTTGCGGATGTTCCTCGAGGCACCGACTATGTGCCGGCAGAAACATCGCACAGCACTAGCTCGACTCAGATTTACGGCAGCACCATTGGCTCAACAAGCTCCACTCTGAACCAGGGCAGCTTCACCGCCTATCTGAATGACGGCATCAGTGATAGCCTGGTTCGCCTGAAAAACGAGTTCTTGTGGTTCAAGTTCTTCCCCAACAAGTTCCAGAGCAACTACCGGCTGGACCAGGGCAAGCTTGGCATCGCACGAACGTTCCCTGCCGGCGACGAAATTCAGGCGTCATGCACCATCTCGCCTGAGTCTGACGGTTCGGACGTGGCCGCATAATGGCTGGCTTCGACCTGAAAGCCTTCCAGAAGGCTCAATTCGTCCCGCGTGAAACGGAAGTCACGCTGGATGCATTGGTAGAGGCTGGATTTGGAGACGGCGTTGTAAAAGTGCGCGGCCTGACTGCGCATGAGTTGGCAGAGGCGGAAGAGTCAGCATCGAAGGGGAGGCTTCTTTCTGATCTGGTTGAGCGCTTGTCTGGGGCGGGCAAAGATAAAGTTGGCGCACTGATGGATGGCATTGGCTACCATCAGGATGTCCCGGCCTCACTTGCCAAGCGCCTTGAGCATGTGCGGCTAGGGACTGTTCAGCCTGAAATGGATCTGGCGGATATTGCCAAGTTGGCAGAGGTGTTTCCGATAGAGTTCAGTGTCATGGCGAACAAAATCCTGGAACTGACAGGGAAAGGCCAGCAGGCCCAGGTAAAGCGCAAGCCCTCTGGAGCCAAGCAAGCATCCAAGCAAGCCTAGCCCTTGCGGACAGAAAAGGCCGCTATCTCTATGAGACGCGGCCCGATGTTTTTCCAGAGGGCTATCTGACCGAGGCAGAGATGAATTTGTGGGGCATGTGGTACAGACGACAATAACCCCCGTTATGGGGAGTTTAACCACCCCGGCAATGTGCTACGCTCATCAGGTATATGACACGGAGGTAGCTATGCGCCTGATTCTAGTTTTTCTCACCGCTCTATCATTTCCTGCGTTCGCCCAGGTCTACAAATGGACCGACGAAAGCGGCAACGTCCATTTCGGCAATCAACCGCCGCCAGGTCAACAGGATGAAGTCAGGATTCGGGAGAGCAGTCCCGGATCAATGGCGATCAAGCCAAGCGCATCGGCAGAGCCCGAGGTTCAGGAAAGCCCCCGAGCAGAGCTGGAAAGCCTTGAGTCCGCAGCACGAAGCAAGGCTTGCGATCTCGCCAAAAGCGAACTAGGCAGCGCTGAGCGGAAATTGACCTTGGCGCTCAGCATAGATAGGAACAGTCCGATGGTCGATTATCGGCAAAACCAAGTTGACCTTTGGGAGCGACGATCGCGCATTGAGTGTGTCGGCGCCAAATAGATAACCGAATCTCACCAGACCCTGCTCCGGCAGGGTTTTTTTATGCCCGGAGGAAACGTGGCCGATACCACAAAAACCGTTGAGATCATTTTCGGTGGCATAGACAAAACGGGCTCAGCGGTCACCTCCGTTGGCCGCAATCTGGATTCTCTGGTAAACAAAGCTGGAGATATCACCGGACCTCTGGCGAGTGTCACGGACAGCATTATCAAGTTGGATGCAGCGCTGGTGGCTGTTGGCGTGGCCGTTCTCGGGTTTGCCACGAAGGAAGCGGTGACATTCGAGGCCGCTCTGATCGATCTGCAGAAGGTGCTCGACGAGAGCGAGGGCAGCGCCAGCGACTACTCGGACCAATTCAGCGATCTGTCATCACGGTTTGGCGTTAGTGCTGACGCTATCATTCAAAGCACCGCTGATTTCCGTCAGGCCGGCTTCAATATCAGCGATTCCCTGACCCTGGTTGAGCAATCATTGCTGGCCGTGAATGCGGCGGACCTGACCACACAGCAGTCAAGCGAACTTCTCATTGGTACGCTGGCGGGCTTCCAGGCTCCTGCCTCAAGGGCCGCCAGTCTTCTGGATGTGCTGAACGGTGTTTCGAACAAAGCAGGCGCCTCAGTTCAGCAGCTGGGCGACGGCTTCCGCATCCTGGCCCCGGTGGCCAACACGCTCGGTCTTTCCTTTGAAGAGACAGCGGCCCTGCTGACACCAGTAGTTGAGGTGACGCGTTCGGGTACAGAATCCGCCAACGCTCTCAAGACGGCCATCAGCAACCTGATCAAGCCCACCAAAGAGCGGAAAGAGCTTCTTGAGGACGAGCTTGGCATTCAACTGGAAATCGACGGCCAGCGGCGAGACACCAAGGATGTTCTCTATGACCTGATCGACGCCACCCAGGACCTGGATAACAACGAGAAACAACGCGTTGCTACGGTCATTGCCGGCGCTGAGCAGATGAGCCGGTTTATCGCTGTGCTTAACGGTGCGGAGCGGTCGGAAGAGATTCTCCAGGTCGCACTAAACTCCAGCGGATCTGCCCTCGAAGAGTTTGAGGTAAAAACGCAGTCTGCGGAGTTCGCGCTGAAGCAGCTCCGGTCGGCTTTTACGACCGCTGCCGCAACAGCCGGCCTTGAGTATATCGACCAGACTAAGGCGGTCACACAGGCAACGAGCAGCCTTGTTGATTCGTTTCGTGAAGCGATTCAGGGCGACAATGCAGATGTGCTGTTTGAGGCGCTTCGCAAAGGCCTCGATGGATTCGCAGAGCAGGTCGAGATAATCGCGGAGAATCTGCCGGAGGCCTTCGAGGGCCTGGATTTCTCTGACCTTCTGGCGTCCTTTGACGACCTGGGAAGCGAGCTCGGTGACCTCTTTGGAGCGGTCTTTGGCGATGTAGACCTCAGCACGGTTGAGGGCCTGCGGGATGCCATGCAGCAGGTTGTTGATGCCTTCACCGCACTTACCAATGTGTCGGCAGGAATTGCCAGTGGCCTTGAGCCGCTGTTTATCGCTATCGGCACCGGTATTGAAAAGTTCCAGTCGCTGGATGAGGAAACCAAAAAATCAGCGGGCGAGATCCTTGGCCTGGCCAAGACCATCAATACTGTGCTGCCGGCAATCGGCGGCCTCGCTGGTGGGCTTGAATCTATCGGCACCGGTCTGACCGCCATTGCCGGCGCACAGGGTTTTAAAGCGCTGATTGGCAATCTGAACAGCATCAAGGCCATTGCGTCATCGACAGCCGGCAAGGGCGGGCTTCTTGGTCTCGCTCTAACTGGTGGCGTGGCGCTCGGATCGTTCATCAACGAGATATTCGAAGAAGAGCTTGATGGCCTGAATCAGCGGTTGTTCGAGTATTTCAACGCGGATGAATTGCAGGAGATTGCCCAGGCGTTCGCGCCCCTGACTGGTGAAGCAAAAAGACTCGGAGAAGAAACCGAGGAACTTCGTAAGGTCAGCCAGCGTTACGACGAAATAAACAACGCCCTTGGCCAGACCATGGGTTACACCACAGAAATCACTGAAGAGCAGCGAGCAGAGTTTAACAAATACGCTGAGCAGCTCGTTGAGAACTCCAAGAAAACGGAAGAATTCAGCGGATCTCAGAGAGGCATCACCGACGCTGTCGAAGAGCTTAATCGAAGCGTTGAGGCCAGTGGCGGCGCACTTGGAAAGGTGTCAGAAAGCACCGAAGAGCTGGCAAAAAACAACAAATCTCTCCAACTAGGCTACGACGAGACCAGCGGTAAGATTAATAGCTTCTCGGGAACCATCGTCAACAGCAACAAAGCGCTGGAAGATGCCGCCAAGAAAACCGAGGAAGTTGTAAAGCAGACCGAGGCCTACCAACTAAAGTTGCTTGAGCTAAACAGCAACGAGCGAATCAAGCAGATTGAGGCCAAGGTGTCTCTGGATATCGCCGAGGTTGAAGCCGGCGCTGATCGGGTTGAAGCGATAGCACAGACTATCAGCGATACATTCTCCAATACCGGCTCGGTCATTTCGGACTTGTTCGGCGGCTTTGATGACGCCAGTCGCTCCACGCAAATCGAGATCGCAAGCCAGATTAGAAAAGAGCAGGAGTTCCGACAGCAAGCGCTGGATGACCAAAGCGCCCTCACAAAAGCCGAGATCGACTTTATCAAGGAAAAAACTCGCCAGTTGGCTCGCGGTGACGCCCTGATCAAAGTAGATGGCGCAGGATTGCAGCCACACCTGGAAGCCTTCATGTTTGAAATTCTGAGAGAAATTCAGGTTCGCGTTAATGCGGACGGTGAAGAAATGCTGCTGGGGCTTAACTGATGAATGTATTCATAAGCGCACCACTGTTTGATCTTGATGGCACTGTCTCGCTCACGAAGGTTTCCCCTGACGGCCTGGCCGGCTTTCAGCGTAGGAATAACCGGATAGCCACACTGGATGGAGGCGCCGCCATTCCTGATTTCGGTTATTCCGAGGCAGATAGAACCTTTGATATTCGCTGGAACGCGATCAGCGAACCCACAGTTGAAGCGGTCAGACGCATGGCGAAGAGCTACAGCCGCCTGATTGTTTCGACCAAAGAGGGCTGCTATCTCGGGGCGCCAGGCCCGTTTAATTTGAGCAACGGCGAAGCGCAGTTTCAGATTCTGGTTGAAAAGAGGCTCGATCAATGAAAATTCGTGTATCCCTCGGAGAAACCCTGGCGCAGGCGGTTTTGACTGATTTGGTGAGCGGGGCGGGCTCTGATCCCGCAATGGAGATATACACCGGGACGATGCCGGCCAGCCTTGGCGAAACCATCACCGACACACTTTTAGCGACCTTTACACTGAGCTCTACCGTTGGCACGGAATCTGGCGGGGTGATCACATTCAGTGGCTGGACGGACGAGGACTCTGCCCCTGCCGGTGGCGATGCTGGGTGGGCGAGGCTGCTAAATAAAAGCGGCACCGAGATTATGTACTTGTCTGCAGGCGGATCGGGAAGCGGGGCGTCTGTTATCGTGAGCCCGCTGACGATTGTTTCTGGTGAGCCGGTCAATCTGACCTCTGGCGTTATCCGGATGCCCGTCTGATGTCCAAGTATGCGGATTTAGCCTCAGCGGTAGGCGACGGCCTTGTTCATTATTGGCTGATGGACGAGACCAGCGGCACTGCCCTCGCTGACTTGATTGGCGAATGGAGTGCGAACTGCTTTGGCGATAGTTTCTCTGGCTCAGATCTGACGCCCAGCGAATATGACGCCATGATAGTCTCGACTCCGGCGGGCTACGGAAGGCACACCAGTGTGAACTGGGACGGAACCTCCGGGGGCATCAGTAAACTGGCAGCTATCAAGCTCGACCAATCTCCGCTTGATCCGTCATTTTCTGAGATTACGCTCCGGATAAGGTATTTTCATACATCCAGGGTTGAGGATGTTCGATCGGCACAGTCAATGACGCTTGCCTACCTCGGCGAACTCAGCAATTCCGGTCTATTAATCGATGTCGCAAACGGCTCAGTGTATCTTTCTGCGGGCAATGAAGATAGCGGGTCAACCAATATACCCGACCCTTTCGTTGTCGGGGAGTGGCACGATGTTGTGATTGCAGGAGATGCCACAAGCACAGACTTTTACGTCAATGGCACACTCGCTCATTCTCTTACAGGCTCCAACAGCTTCCTGATTTACAATACCGCAACATACACAAACAGCTCTTTCATCGGCGCCGCCCCGGATGGCAACTATTACCTCGCTGGAACAGCGGTGGATGGTGTATTCCAAGATGCCTGCATCTGGAATCGAAAGCTGACCCCAACAGAAATCACGGGGCTGCATAGTGACGGAACGGCAGAGCCTTTGGTCGCAGATCCCTCGCCAATTACCTACGATGCAGTATTGGATGCCACTCTCCCGATTGAGGCCGATTTTAGCGCCCAGGTTGACCCGGTGTTGGCCGAACTTGATGTGGTATTCCCGATATCCTTTCGTGCTCCAGCATACCAAGACTGGGTATCCAAAATACCGCCCGCCCAGTTGCAAGAGGTGTATCGGCTCGTTATTACCGGCGCCGCAGATGGTCTGGATGATTTGTATATCGGCGGGATCTCTAGCTGGCAGGCTACGAATCAGGCGGGCGGGCGCTCGTCCTATGTCCAGGCCGTGATCCCTGCAGCGGATCAATACCTGGCGGACATTTCCGACCGGCAGGGCGGGGATCTGGTTATTCAGAAAGGTTACCGATTTGCAGATGGCCAGGTTCAATATGACGAAATCATGAGATCAAGGTTTGATACGTTGCGGCCAGATCGCGGTCAACGCGCACTGACGGTAACCGTGTCCGGCTACATGCCCGATAACCCAACATCCACCGGAGCCAGAACGCTTACCGGCGTTCGTAGCATCAGCGTCAGCAACGGCCAACGCAGGGTGAGATGTAACATTGATCTGTTCTTGCAGCCAGGCATGACCGTGACGGCGCTGGATGAGACGTTCACCGCTGATTACATCAATTATTACGTGAGCGGCACCGACAAGTTCTGCGAAGTGAGCGAACGATAATGTCAAAGGGTGAAATCTTAGGCCATCTTGGTGAGGGCAAGTATCGTGTTCGCCAGAAGTTGGCGATCGATCGCATTCAGGAATTGCTCGCAAGGCTCAATGATCGAATTGCCGAGTTAGCGGTTGACCTCCCAACAGCCAAGCTAGAATTGCTGCAGGCCGAAGAGGCTGCAAAGGATAAGATTCGCGAAATCGATCTGCTGATTTACGATCTGCAGGCTGGCACTGAAGGCGCCAGGGAGGGAATCACCAAGCTTCAGGGAGAGCTGATAGAGCTGCAGGCCGCCGTTAGAATTGCGGAGCTAAAGGTTTCCGAGTTGATCGCTGAAAACCTATCGGCACTCAAACGCAGGGGGCAGCTCGAATCCGTGCCAGAGGGCCGAGAGATAGAGGCTTGGTGTGCAGATTACACGTTGGACCTGTCCGGCGATGTTGGGCTTGTCGATGTGAATGATGAAGGCGGGCAGGGCGTCGTTATCCAGCCCGGCTTTGATTCCGGGGCGGCGTATGATCCTTTCCGCGATGGTGCGCTTTTTCCGAACCTAGCGCAGTCTGGACCCCAGATATACTTCAACGCTGCCGTTCTCCCAGGCGTTCAAAAATGGATGCCACGTTACCGGGTGGGCGAGATAATCAGACTGCAGACTGACCTCTGTGATGTGAGGCTCGATAGCGCACAATCGAGCGTCCAAGGCTTGCCAATCAATGAAGCCGAGCTGCTGACCGGGATACCGATCATCTACATGGACTGCAATGGCTCGGCTTTCACTGAGAGCGACCGTGTTGTCGTGCGCTTCACGACCAATGGGCCGTTGGTGATCGGCTTTGAGTCGGATCCGGTGCCGTGCTCTTTGTTTGGCTTTGTGTTCGAACCCGCAAGATGGGAGGCCGGTCCGGCCCCTACATATCAGGCGGCCAAGACAACCTATGGCGAACCGTTCGAGAATATGAGCGGCCAAATCAACCCGCCGCTGGGAACCATTGATGGCGCAAACAACGCCTGGACAGCGACGCCGGACGCAAGCGACCTTTCCATTCAGCGCGGCAACGCCAGACTCTATGGCAACAAAAACTGGTTCAATACTGAAAAGCTCGTTTTATCTTGGGATGGCCCCCCTGGTAGGGCGCACCGCCTTGACCAGATAGATATCAGCTTCACTGGATTTTTGGCTGACTGGAAAACAGGGCCCTGTGTCTACCATGATCTGAACATCATTCTTGATCTGTCGGAGCAGGCTGAGGCTGGGGCATTTGTTAATGTCCATGGCGCGTCCGTATACGAAGATGTCAGCGGTCAGCGATGGTTGGTCGTGGTGGCGTCTGATGAGTCATATGCAACCGGCCAGACCTTCAGAGTTTTTCGGATAACAGTAGACGCCTTACTTCAACCTTTTGGGCTGCTGCAGTTCCTTCATGAAACGACGCTTATGCCGGGCATGGCGCCGCAGACCCATTTCTATTTCTCTGCGGACGGAACCAAAGCTGTTTGCACGATTGTTGGCGACCTGGAAGATGATGAAAATCTTCACATAGACCTGATTCGGTATAACATAGATTTTGGATTTTCGCTTGAGCAGCTTTGGACCAGGGCGGAGGTGGTGGGATCGCGAACTACCGTTGACACCCATAATGTGGATAGCGACCCGCCAGCCCCGGCTTCAGTGATCACGACTGGCACAGTGGACGTATCCCAACAAACGGTAGGGCACGATGTGCCAATATATTGCGAGTATATAAATGATCGAGAAGTCTTTGTTTATGAGCGCCGTCCATCTAGCGATATATCCATAGACTCAGATTACATTGATCGGGAAATAGGCGCTGGATACGACACTTCCGGATCCAGGATTACGAGCGAGAATCGAGATGGGCCCTTTGCGATAATTACCAGCGATGGAGTCGTCTTGTTTCAAGAAAGCAGCCCTCCATTTATCAATACTGATCTTGAGATTACCATTCTCAGGGGCACCGTAGGGGATAGCGTATCCGTCTCCAATGTCGAGTCAGAAAGGCGTGGCGGTATCCGTTGGGCGGAGAACCTGCTTGCCATCGATATTCGTTTCGGATTTTGTGCGGTTGTTATGGGCGGGTTTGAATACAGCCTGAGCGAAAGCATTGATGACACCTACAGCGCCATGGATGCAAATGGCGGATCTCTCGACGCTGACGGCAGCATTGACTCTGAGCCCATGAGAGAGGTCGTAGAGATCTGGAGAAACGGGGTGCGCATAGAAGAGATCGAGGCACTTACTTTGCCGTCAGGTATTGAACATAAAAGTTACGGAGTGGACATCGCGTCTCAGGTGGGAATTACTGGGTCCAACACGAATACCACTATCGATGTTCTCCCCCAGATGCCCCTGGAAGTTGGCAGCAAGTTTTTGATGACCGCGGCTTCATACACCACTGGCCCGCATTCAATAACAGGCTTCGCCATGAACTACCCGGTCGCTTTTGATCAGCGGAGCCTTGTCACCTTCAATGAGGTAAGCGGCTACGACGACCCTGTATCTGAGATACTAGATCGCACGGAGTCTTCAGGTTATCTCCTGTGCTCTGTAGGTCTCATCTGAATTGGAGTTAGCTACTTGCGAGACCCCGAAATTTCTCAATCAATCGATCCCAAACCCGCCGCATCTTCTCATCCCGGTATTCGATGATCTCTGATAGCTGTTCGGCACCCAGGTTCTGGTTGACCTGCTTCAGTCCGCCATTCCAGCACACTCGGATGTCGCAGCCGCCGGCGTAGATTCGTATCTCGGCCTGTGCGTCTGGTGCAATGGATTGCTCCAGTTCGCGGAGCATGTTGGTTGTGATTCTCATATCGCGATAGCCGTCCAAATCTGTATATTATCCCAAACCCCGCCATAGCAAAATCAACGCATTACACCTGCAAAGATTCCCGAAAATAATATACACGTTGTTCTGCAAGTGTTTAGATTCTGGCGATTTTTAGGTGCTTCGTTTTGCGGTCTTGAAAACCGCCGAAGGTTAGTAGCCTTCCCGGGGTTCGAATCCCTGGCCCACCGCCA